TCGTTTTGATCGCATTCAGCATCGTCACGATGGCATTCAGCCTGCCGTTCACCGTCGTCGCTGTGACGCTGGTGTTCGCCGCGCTCTCGGTGGCCGGTGTGCCGACTGAGACAGCGGGCTCCGTCCTCAATACGAGCAGGTTATACAGCGAATTCGGCGGGTAGGGCGCGGCCTGGGTGACGCACTGCGCGATCAGGTGCAGCCGGGCGTAGTCGCCGACCGAGGTGCTCGTGGGGAAGGCTATCGTGGTGTCGAACGTCTGGCTCGTGCCCGCTACGCTGGTCCAGTGCCCGATCGTGTCCGTGCGACTCCCGGCCGGCGAACTGATGAACGCGAGCAGCTTCTCTTCGGCGGTGTTGACCAGCACATTGCCCTTGAGGCGGATCACATCGCCCGCCGCGCGCAGCTGAAACGAGCCGTTGTACAGCGTGTAGTCCTGCGGCTTGTGCGTGCCATTGCGCCAGATATGACCGAGATGTGGGACGAGCGGAGTCGCGGCGATGGCCCCGTAGAGGTATTCTGAGGCGTCGCTGAGCTTCTGCAGATTAGCGGCGGTGTATGTTCCGGCAAAGGTCGGTAGCGTGCCCGGCCAGGCCACACCGAGATTTGAAACAGGCGTGGCGTACACATCCTCAACGTGGAAAGCCGAGGTCTTCGAGGCGTTCCCGCTGGTCGTAATGCGAATGTCCAGGATCTGCCCGTCGGTGTACCCCGATGCGATGCTGAAGGAGGTTGACCAGTTCGTGGCCGCGGCGATCGTCGCCTTGAGCACGCCGTTGACGGTGATGAGGAGGTTCGTGCTGCCGAATGAGGCTGCGGTGCCGCGGCATAGCAGGGTGGTGTGCCCGGTGCGCCAGCGCAGCCCGCCGCGCCAGAGCAGGAAGTCGCCCAGCTTGTGGAGGTTGTATGACACGGGATCGCCATAGGCGCCCGTGCTATCGAAGGCAGATTCGAGACGGTAGCTCAGCTGATCGAGCACGATCGCATTGCCGCGCAAGATATTCACATCATGCGCCGCCAGGAACTGGCCGGTTCTGAATTGTGGGGGCGTCTCGTAGCCGTACATATGCTATACTGTCCGCATGGAGCTCAAAGAAGACCGACACAACGCAGAGTGGGCCGACGCCCCGCCCCGGTTTCCAGTACTAGCCGATCGCCTCTTGCTCATTTCGCCCGAGCAGCCCCGCGAGAAGGCGATCGAGGCGCTGTACTTGTTCGCCGGCGGCGCTCCCGTCATGCTCGTGCAGCGGTTTGAGCTATCGCGCGCCGATGTGCGCGCCTGTCTGGACAACCCGACACCCGACGCGCGCCTGGCGGCGCTGGACGAGCTTCTTGACCGCATTGGCGTTCCCTAAATCGGCCTCGTAGCCGTACATCTATGCGCCATCTCCCAATACGCGCGCCGCCGCGGTTCGGCATTGCTCTGGTGTGGCCCGCAGTATTGCCCGCACCGCATCCTGCCACTCGCGATCCCAATCGTAATAGGTTTGATAGCCGTAGATGTCTATGATGTCCACAAGTTCAGTAAGATACCGATCCCATAGCCCCCGCCGTTCGATCTCATCCTCGATTTTTGTGCGTTCTTCCATCTCAGAACCCCAGCTTCCTCGATAGCCCGGTATAACTCGTGCTGCCCACAATAAAAAAGTCCGCGCTTTTGGGCAGTCCGACCACGGGCACGAGGTCGTAACTTGCCTCCATGCCGGTATCGCTATGGCGCTTCGCCGTGATGAGATGCGCTACGGCGGAGAGCGACCAGCGCGAGCAGGTGAGCGAAACGGTTTCGCCCACACTCCGCGCGGGGTCGTAGACACAGCCCGTGGCGCTGCGCAATGGTAGCGTCGTGCCGTGGAAGGCCAGCACCATCTCGCAGAGGCGTTCGGCATGCGCCTGGGATTGAATATAGGGGTTATCTGGGATCGTGAGCGTGCCCGTCCCGCTGCCCGCTGATGCCGTGCCAGCCTCGCCCGCGACGATCGGTTCGCCCTGGAGGATAAGGGCGTGGATGGCGATCGGGTTTGCCGAGGTGTTCTCCACTGCCAGGGTGATCTGCTGCGCTTTGAGTGTGACCGTAATATCGAGATCGCCCGCCACAACGGGTCGGCCGTCGAGGAAGGTCGCTTTCACGGCATCGAAGGGGAGCGTCCCGCCGGACAGCAAGAGACTTGCGAGCGGGTTCTGCGCCTCCAGGGTGATCGTGGTCGTCTCTAGCGCGGGGATCAGGCGCGGCGTGGTGTCGTTGATGACCTCTTGTATGCCCTGCTTCTGGCGCGGCACGAAGGAGCACATGACCTTCGTGACGACAAGATCGCCCGTGCCCTGCTCGGTGAGATCTCCGTACACGCCCTGGCGATTGGTCGCGCCGGCGAGGGTATCGGCAAAGGTATACGTCGCCGTACCGCTGCCGAAGGAGAGCGGCTGGAGGTAGCGCACCACCCCATCCGCGCTTTGGTAGAGTTGGCCGCCCGACGCCCTGGCTAATTTAAGACACTCATCCCAGGCGTTCTCCCCCGCGAGCCACGACCACTCTGGCGCAAGAATAGCGTCCTCAGGCACGCTGTAGTAAAATAACGCGGTGGTGTAGGTGAAGTCTTGCTCTAAGGGACGCCCGCCCGCCCGCCACAGCGCCTCATTGATGAGCCCGCCGACATAGGCCACATCATCAGGGTCTTCCACCGAGGCTACCGTCGTCGCCGTAGCGACCACGCGACGATAGCGCGCCACGCTGTAGGCCCGCGTACGCGCAATCAGGCGTTGATAGCCCTCGCAGGCAAAGGTGAGGGAGGTCTGATCCCTATCCCGTCCCGCGATAATGCCGGTAAACGCCACGACAGTCACACCGCTAATGGTCGGCGTAAAGCGGATTGGGACATCAAGATAGGCCGTCGCCTGAAGCGTAAGATCGTCCGTTTTGACCGAGCAGCGCAGATCGGAGGCATCCCCAAAGGACAACGCATTATCGGTATTGCCCGACAATTCAAGATCGCCGCTGACTTCGGCGATCGACGCGGTGATGTCAACCCACGATCCCGCAGGCTTCCACTCCAGAAGAAAACTCGCTGTGTAGACGGTCATCTATGCTTCCCTGATCGTGAGCTTCAGTGCGTACTTATAGGCGTTGGCCTTATCCGTCGTGACCGTCTCCTCATAGCTGTCGTCACCGACGCACAGCGCCGTGAAGGAGGCGCCGAGATGATCGACAAAGGGGAACGTCGTGGTGAGGTTGCGCACGGCCAATACCGCAGTCTCGGTGGTCTGGTTGGCCCGCTCGCCCCAGTCCAGCTCCCATTCCCACTTCTCACCGCGCCGCACCCAGGCCAGCGATCCATCAGCGCCCGTCATGAGCTTACCGATCTTGATCCGCCGACGCATCAACGTGAGCGGTCGTTGCGGGTTAGCCGTGCTGGTCGGACTGCCTGAGTACGTGATCGAATTGATGATGAGATCGGCCATTACACCATCACCGCGCCCTTGATATTCCGCACGGCGCTGGTGGTCGCGCCCTGCTCGCGCGTGATCGCGTCTTTCGCGGCGTTGACCGCTCCGATAACTCCCTCCAGGGCCGCCGCTAGGGTGTCTAGGCTGGCGGTTGGCGCAGTTGCGGGTGTGATCGGTGGCAATGCCGCTGCGCCAGCACTCGGCACGACCGGCGGTGTCGGACCGCCTACGCCCACCGGGCGCGGCCCAATGCGGTTCAGGATGCGCTCCTGTTCCAGCAGCGCGGCATTCTCGTCCGTGACGGCCTTGCCCGATAGGCGAGCATTGTCGACCTTGCGCTCGCGCGCCTGATCGCTCGCCGTGATCATTTTTCCCTGCTGCTCCTCATAGGAGCGCTGCTCTGCGGCAAGGGCTTCGTCGCGGGCGACCGCATTCGGATCGCCGCCCGCTGCGATCTGCTTCGACTGCTCCGCCAAAAGCTGGCGCTCCTTCTCGCGCAGCGCCTCTAGCCTGGCAACCTCGTCGCCGTCCTTCTTTTGTTTGGCCTTATCGATCGCCTGTGCGTACTCCAATTCCACGTCGGCGCGGTGTTTGGCCTGCTTGACCATTTCCTCGCTCTGCGCAGCATTGCCCGCGGCGGCCGCCTTTTGGGCCGCATCGAAGTCGGCGTAATATTGCGCGTCGATGCGGGCAAGCTCGGCACGGCCCGCTTTCGTGGTATTGAGTTCCGATGATGTCAGGGCTTTGAGGAAGTCGATCTCGCTCGACCGCTTTGAGATTTCGTTTGCCTGCTGCTGCGCGAGCTGCTTTTTCTGGTAGTCTCGATCGATGTCGAGTAGCTTCTGCTGGTGCTGGGTTTCGAGGTTTTCCGCGCGGTCATCCGCTTTGGCCTGGTCGGCGAGCAAGGTATTATTCAGTCGTTGTTGGTCGGTGAGCTTGACTCCACCGGCGCCGCCACCCCCGCCGCCCTTTTTCGTCCCGCGCTTTTCCGCCTCGGCGATGTCAGCTAACTTATTGATGTAGTCTGCTGAGTCGGCGCCGCGTGTTTTGCGCAGCGCCTCTGCCTCGGCACGCAAGCGCTGGATCGTCGGGATCTGGTTGCCTTGTGCTGCCTGGAGACGCCGCTCGGCTGCGGCCGCGGCGTTGGCAGCGGCGGTGCTTTCCTGGCGCTGACTGACTGCATTGCTGTGCTTAAAGGCGTCGCGCTCGGCACGATCGGCGATCGGCGCGTTCCGCTGGGCATTAATGCCCGCCATGGCGTTGAGTAGGGCGAGCGCCCCGCGCGCCTCGTTCGCCCGGAGCGTGGTTTCGATCAGGCGCGCGATCAGCGGCGACAACCCACCGGCGGCGGCGGCGGCGGCGGCCCCGCTCGCGCTTACGTTCGGGTTCAGGGCGATGAAGGCATCTGTAGCGGCCTGGGCCTGTGCTGCTAGGAGGGCCGTAACGGCGGCCTGCTCCTGCTTCGCCGCAGTATCGGCGATGCTAGTGTTGGCTGATTCGATCAGCGCCTGGCTATGCGCCTGGGCTGCCAGCCCGGCCTGGCTCACGGCGATGCGCTCAGCCTCCATGCTACTGACCAACTGCCCGGTCGCCTCTCCCCACGTGCCAGCCGAAACAGTGCCCTGGCCTTGTTCCTGGGTCAACGCGCCGATGGCCGCGTTCACCGCGTCAACCGCGACGACCAGCCCCTGTAGCTGCTGCCCGCCCTGTGCCGCGTTGCGGATACTTTGATCCATGGCGGCAAAATCGCCGGTCAGCAGGCGCGTGGCCCCGGTCGTGGCCTGGATTTGCGCCTCTAAGATCGCCAGCCCCGGCCCCTGTGCGAACTGCGCCTGAGCCAAGGCGAGCTGCTCATTCGCAATAGCAACATCCTTGAGCTTGCCCGCGACCCCGGTGGTTTTTGCCGCTAAGGCGTCCATCCCGATCCCGGTATTGTTTAGGAACTTGTTCAGCACCTGTACCGCATCGGCGCCGCCAGCGATCTCGCGCTTCATCTGGCCAGCCACGTCGCGGCCGACCTCAAAGCGTGTCACCAGAGAGGTGGTATCACCCGACGCGAGCGCCTTGACCGCGACTGCGGCCTCTTGGAGGGATTGCTCGGGGGAAAGTACCTGGAGGCGGGCAAGCACGCCGAGGATGTCCTCGACGCTGGCCTTGCTGTTGCGCATGACGCCGATCGACGCTGCGATGGCTTCTGTGGTTTCTTGCTGGGTGAGCTTGAACTGGCGCGCGAACGCGGCGGCCTCGCCGTAGACCTGGCCGGTATCGCGTACGCCTTTTAACTGCGCATTAATCGAGGCTGTCGTGGCGTCCAACTCCGCCTTAAACTTGAACGCCGCCGCAAAGGAATCAACCGCGCCCTTCAGCACGCCGATGCCGCCCGCCAGCAGTGCCGCCGGACCGACGACACTGAGCATACTATTTTTGGCCGCGTCGCCGAATTGCGTAAAGGCCGACGTGCCGCCCTGGAGACGGGCAAGCTGGGCCTGAACGGCGTTCGACACGTTATCCGTCGCACCGACGTTCGCCGCCAGCGCGGTTTTGAGGATTGTGGCAGCCCGTACGACATCCCCCATCGCAAACGCCAGCCGCGCCTCGGACTGCGCCGCACGCAGGGCACCGTCTGCTGTCTGCTGCATCGGCCCGGCGACACGACTCGTTGCGGACGCGAGCAGGCCGCTCGCCTGGCCGGTCGCACGCATCTGCGCCTCGATGCGCGTCAGGGCCACTGAGACGGTTTCCCGCCCAAGGAGAACATCTACGGTAACAACGCCCGCGCTGGTCATGTCTGCTCCGCGCGCATGGCGTCCTGTTCGGCTTTGAGTTCTTCCAGATAGGCGCGCATTTCCGCCTCATCCTGCTGCTTCTTTTGTGCAAGCTCGGCAGCACGCGCCGCATCGGCACGGCGGTCGGCTGCAATGAGCTGCGCCACGGCTACCTGAAGGTGTGCGGGTGTTCGCAGGCAGCGCACCATCGTGAGCCGCGGTACGCCGTCAAGCTGCGCCAGGAGGCCGATCCAGCGGTCAAGCTGCCTTGCGGCGGCTTCGCGCTGGTCGCGCCGCGTCATCGCGCGCTGTGTCGTCGCGTGCAAGCTCGTCGGCGATGGCAGCCACGGCAGCATAGTTCATCTCCGTCAGGGCCGAAATGTAATCCCCGATTTGCTCGACTGTTCCGGCATGCTTCTGGACGAGCTGCCGCGCCTGATCGATCGTCATATGCGGCGCGGCGATGCCGAAATGGAAGTACCACGCCATCAACTCGACCACATCGCGTGTGCCGTCGGCCTTCCACGCGTTCGCACGCGCCTCTTCTCTTTGGGCAAGCGAGAGCCCATGCACGCGCAGTTTCAATGGACCGCCGCTGATCTTCCACCCCCACACCGTGATGGTATCGGCGGGCATGTCGTCCGCAGCCAGGATGTCGGCGAGCGTGGCGTAGTCCTCGCCCGCCGCCAGGGTGCTTTTCGTGATGGTCACATGGCCTCAATGGTTGTGAAATGTTTCACGCGACCGTGTACGCCCCGTTGTTCAGCCCGCTCGCTTCGAAGGTTGCCGTGCCTTTGGCCGAATGCCCTAGCTTGACATTCTCGACCAGCGCGAGCGCCACCGTGATGGTGTAGCCCACATTGGTTATCAAGGTGATCGGCGTATCGGTTCCGCCGGTCAGCGCCGTGATGATCGCGGTCTGATTGGCGTCTTTGCCTGACGGAACAGCGCCCTTGAAGTTCCACTTCAGGCTATTGCTTGTACGCGAGCGGTAGAGCGTGCCCGCGTCGTTCAGGAACGGGCCGAGCGTCTCGGTATCCTGCACGACCTCAGCGCCCCACTCCTCAATAAAAAGGAGGGTCAGCGTCCCGCTGTTGACCTTGCCGGATGGGCCTTGAATGGGTACTGCCATGGTGGGTTGCTCCCTTGTTAACCGTTGAGAAGCCCCGCATTGCGTGCCGCGTGCAGCATGTCAATGTAGGCTTCAAGGCGTTTTTCCAGTCGTTCCTCAAGCTCTAGTGCCATTCGCTCGCGCTCGCGCTCATTGATGCGACCAAGGGCACCAACTAAGTTTGCGCGCTCGTTGTGTATCCGTGTCAGAACCGCATCAGCGATGCGCTCCGCCATGCTGCGCTCGTGTGGCGATAGTTCAGCCTCGGTCGTAATGTCAAGTTCTGGCGCGATCGTATAGATGAAGGCACGCACTCCCTCGCGTGGGTCTATGGCGACTTCAACACGCGCTACCCACGGAATAGGCTCGCCCGTATCAGCATCGACAATCTTGCACCCCTGTGTGTTGAGCCCGCCATCGTGGGTAATCCCGATCTTGCTTTTCTCGCCCATCCCAGCCCCTCCTATCCTCCGATAAGCTTGCGTACTTCGACCGCGACCTCAGCCGCAACGTCGATCGCCTCTTTTGCGGGCGTTGCGTAGGGCCGGGCGGCGCTCGTAGACGTGCCGAATTCCTGAAAAGCGGCGTAGGGCATCCCCGCAACCACGCGCCGCGCCTGGGCGTGCGGGCCGTCCTCTACCGTGATGGAGGCCCGCAGCGCGCCTGTGTCGACCGGCGCGAGTTGCCGCGCCAAATCGGCGATAAGGTTCGCCCCTCTTTCAACGCCCGCCTCGATCGCCTCGGGCAACCCGGCGCGGATGCGGTCAAAGCCGCGGGTGTCAACGCTCATTCGCCGTTGCCCTCTCGCGCATGCCGCGGCAGGATTGGTCCGATCGTTACGCCACCATCGTCCAGGTACGGGCCGACCGTCTTCTCGCGGGCCGCCCGCTTCTCTGGTTGGTCGCGTATCTCGCGCAAAAGCGTTATCATCTCGACAAGCCGCCCGTCCAGCCGGTCAAGCCGCTCGGCAAGCGCGATGCCAAGTTCAAGCTCCGCAGATGTCATACGACTACCTCTTCCGCGTCGGGGATACGGATCACGCTCGCGCGCACGTGTGCCACGTAGCGCCCGGCATACTCCACCAGAGTCGCCCCACTGCCATAGAGTGCGGTCAGGGCGGCGTTCTCGTGGACTTCCATGATGAGGTGGTCGACCCGCCCTAACAGATCGCCCATCCCATAAATAATCTCGTACTCCGCGCCCTCACAGTCGAGCTTGAGGAGCGCGATGCGCGAGATGGGGGTCTGCTCGATTAGATCGACCAGTGACAAACGCTTAGCCTCGATAGCGACAGGGCCACTATCGAACGCGCCGTAATGCCCAGTATTAGTATTCGGATCGCCGTAGAGTGTGATCGGCTGTGTGTCTGCCCCAACGGCAACGCAGGCAAGCCATGCATCATGACACCCATTCGCGCCGAGGTTACGCTTGAGCCGTGCGAAGTTCGCGGGGACGGGCTCAAAGGCGTATAGCTCGACCCCTGGCCACTTCTTCGCCAGGTAGCACGACACCACGCCGACATGGGCACCGACATCGATGACGACATCGCCAGGCGCAAACGTGAGATCCTGCAAGCGGTAGGTTGTGACAATCTCTGTCGCAACAGCATGCTTGACACCCCCATTCGGATCATCTTCGATGTTTAGTGTGATGCCATCGATCACGACCGGCCAACCCCGTTCGGCGGCATCCCGTGTTCCGTTCACCCTGAGTTCAGCGGGGCAATCAGGGATGAGGCACGGGGCAATCACGCCCTGCTCCGTCTGCGCACCGAGGCCCGCCCATTTGTGAGTGTGGAACGGGACGGGCTCCGCTGCGATGCGCTGGGCGATGGCCTCTAATACAGGCCTCCACTGCGTGTCAACGATCATGTCCTGATCGCGCTCGCGCACAGCCCACGCCCGCGCAAGGGTAGCGAGATCGGCGCGCGTGGAATCATTCTGAAGGAGGCTATACGCCGCCTCCAGCTGCTCCACGATCGCGCCAATGTGGGGCGTGCGCCACTGGCACTCTAGGGGTAGGACAAAGAAGGGCTCGCTGTCTTTTCGCGCGACCGTCCAGCCGGCGCCGACGTTCTCGCTCATCGCCGTCCAATCGCCCGCGATGACGGGCGTGCCGCACGCTTGCGCCTCTACCAGGGGAATGCCGAACCCCTCCGAGAGGGAGCAGCCCAGCAAGACATCGAACGCCCGGTAGCGGTCGATCATCGCCTCGGTCGAATAGCCTAGATTAAGGTCATAGGGATGCGCCCAAATTGCGCGGTCCGCCATGTCACCGAGCAGCCAGGGCAGCGGCGGCGCCTCGGGGTCAAGCTCGGGGGCGCCGTAGCAGTGCAGGTAGATCAGGGCGTCGCTGTGGCGACGGGCGAAGCGGGCAAAGGCTGTGAGTTGCTCGGGGTAGGCTTTCCGTGAGGGGTAGCCTTTATTGTGCGCAACCATCCCGACGATGAACGCATCAGCCGGCCAGCCGAGCCGATCGCGTGCCCCTCGCCGATCGCCGGGCGTGAACTGTGTCGTATCAACGCCCTGACTAACGAGTGGAAGATCAAGCCCGGCCAGCACGGCTTGGGCCTGGCCGAAGCGCGAGAGTGCGATCGCTTGGTAGCACTCCTTTAACCGCAAGGCGATCTGCGGCGCGATCGGCTCCGAGTCGAGCGGTGGCCAGGCACACCAGCGCGTGCCGTTAGCGGTGAGTTGGGTAGGGTTCTGGGCCCAAACATCGGCATGTGAAAGAAAAATGTCTGCGCCTTCTTGTTTCGTATTCGCCGCATGGATGTCGTTTCCGCGCGGGTCGAAGCCACGGCAATAGATGGGAATACCGTTCCAATCAAGCTTACCGTTTTCCAAGCCATAATAGGCGCTGATACTCATACGCAGCCCCAGCCGATCGCGCAGCCTCGGCACTACCTCTCGCGTCGTGACTGAATATCCGAACGGGCCAAAAGGACTTGACGAGCCCCAACACACGGCCATCGGTCGTCCATTGATTGTGATTTTCTGGTCGCTCATATGGGGGTTAGCTCGCTCACACCGCCTCCAGATAAACTCTCCAGACATGCCCACATGTCCAGCGCCCGCCGGTGTCGGGCGGCACCACAACGGGCTGCGCGTACTCCGCCGACACGGCGTAGCCTGCCGCCGCTAGGCTCTCCATGCCCGGCGCGACGGCGGCCATCAGCGTCGCCGCCGCACTCTGGCTCATCGCAATCGCGCGTACCGTGATAAGGCCGCTCCATCCCAGCTCGTTCAGACGCCGCGCCGCGCGCCCCCCGTTGTCCTGTGACTGAAAAATAACGAACGGCGGGTCGACGCCCTCATCCGCCTGTGCCCACGACACCGGCGCCGCGGTGAGCGGATCAAGTGCGGCGAAGATCGCCCCGCGCACCACCTCGATCGCGCTGTACAGCGGTGTTGGCATCGCTAATGATCCTTCAGCCCGACGATCAGGCTTGTGCTATACGCCGTCACGGGGAAGGGATATACCGCGTCGAATACCTTACCTGTACTCACCTGCGTTATGCGGGATGTCGGCTGTACGATAGTCCCCTTCGGTAGCGCGATCCGGTGCGCCCCGCGCGCACGGATCTGATCTTCGCCCGTCTCATCGCCCGTCGCCGACCAGAGGTAGCCGACGACCGTCGCCGTTGCCGTCGTCTCGGTATAGGAGCCCTTGCCGTCCGGTACTTTCGTCACGGTCGTGATCGTCCAGCTCTCATTCATCGCCGACTGATCGAGTGCGGTGAGGCTGGCGATCGTGCTTGCGGGGATGAGGGCCATCTACCACTCATACTGATACGGTACGTTCGGGTTCCCATCGACCCACGGGATGAACGCTAGCGTGCCGAGCAGCGGCACGTCTACGCCGCCGCGATAGCCCGCGCATGGTGCATTGCCGTACTCCCAACGTCGTGCATGGGACGCGAACAGCCCCAGGAGCGTGCGTCGTAGCGTGGCTACGACCCGCGATAGGCCAACCACGTTGAGGTACCAACAAAACGTGTTGAACATCGTTCCTCCTTATGCCGCATCCGCTGCTTGGCTATAGCCATCGTTGCGGGTCGGCATGACTGAGAAGGCGCCCCCACTGCCGAGCGTACCGCCCGATGCCGCCAAATCACGCCAATACTTGACTCGTTCTGACCACGCGACTGATAGGCCGCTCGGCAGCGTGACGCGATCAGGGTTCTGCGCGTAGCGCGCCGCAAGCCCCTGCGCCAGGAAGGCGATCGTGCTGTTGCGCGTCATCGTTGCGAGCACAGCAAGGATCTGTGCGTCCGTCAGGAGTTCGGCCGTTTCGGTGTCACCCAAGACGAAGCGCACATAATCCTTGTCGGTCGGCAGGGTGTCGTCGTAGGACATCGGGCTAGCCTCGTTTGGGCTGCTTCCCCAGCAGATCGGCCTCGGCCTTCGTCGCGGCTGCCTGCTGCTGCGCTAGTTCCGCAGCCCGGCGATCTTGGGCCGCGCGCTGCTCCGCGTCAAGCCGCGCCTGCTCCACTGCGGCGGTCGCGGCGGCGGTGCGCTCCTCCTCCAGCCGGGCTTTCACATCCGCCGCATAAACCGGCTCGTCCGCAAAGCGCCCCTTCTCATCCACGTATTGCCCCTCGGCGTTGTGGTAAAACCCGGTATCGGAGAGATAGACGCCGCCCGGCGCGGCCTTATCAAGCCGCCGCTTGCTGTCTTCGACCTCGCGCCGATGCTGCTCTTGGAGATCATTCTCACTACGAAGTGGAAGCATGGATTCCCCCTCTATGGTCGGTAGGGTGGGACTATCCTAACGATAGTCCCACCCCCGCTTGCTTAGATCGTGATAGTGGGGTCGGCGTAGGTCGCGTTGGCAAAAAACCAGGCCGACCCATTGGTCCGGTTCCACACGCCGAGCCCGAACATGGCCTCGAAATATTGGGCGTACAGCGGATAGGTATCCAGTTGCGCAGCCACGCGCAACCCCTGGAAGCCCGCTACGGTGTCCTCACGAAAAACGAGGGGCTTCATCGGGCTCGCCGCGTCCCAGGTGAAGACGTAGTTCGCGATAGCCCACGGCTTCACCCATACCTCAGCCGCGCCGAAGATGCCGATGAAGCGGTTGTAGTACGAGCCGGGGTTCATCGTCTCGATCGTGTGGGCCGTGGTTGATGCCGGGATAATGCGGAAGTCCTGCGCCGGCACAAAGCCCGTCAGGGCGCGCACCGCTGCCTCGTCCGCGTAGTTGATTGCCGAAATGATGCGCTCGCCAAAGCCATGCTCGATCACGGTGGCAATCGCGGCGGTGAAGCCGGCCGCCGTCAGGGTCGCCGTGCCGAGGTAGTGCGTATGTGACGATGCGGTGAAGGTCGATCCGTCAGGCGCGTTCGGGATCGCCATTGAGTCGGCATTCACCAGGCGCTTGACGGACAGATCGGCGATCGGGCTGCTGTTGATGTCACGGAAGGTGTAGTTGGTCGAGAGGAACAGCGCCTTCTTGATCTCACGCCGCAGCGCCTTCTGGTGGGCCGTCTCCGCAGCCAGCGCGCGCTCGGCCAACTCCCCGACGCTCGCGCGCTTCACCCAGCGCTCATCCCAGCCGACCGGGTACTGGTAGGCGTTCAGGGGGAAGCCGACACCGCTACCGACGGCTGGCTTCTTCGTCGCGCTACGGGCGAACTCATCCACCAGCACCATATCGCCGTCAATTGAGGCACCATAGATGCGCTGCTTGTCGGTCGAAGGATCGGCCAGCTCGGTCATCATCTCGGTTTCGATCGCGTTGTGGGCGGCCAGGTCACGCTGGAGGATGGCGTTGATATTATCAATGCCGAACTCCATCACCGACGTGAAGCGGTTCGCGCGCAGGTCCGAGAGGGTGTAGGTTCCGATTGGGGTTGCCATAGCTTACACCATCCTCGTTACTTGGATCATCGTGGCGGTCACTGCCCGCGCCACGCCGACCGCATCACCTGTCGTCGCTGCCGTATCAAGCCGTCCGGCCGTCGCTCCAATAAAGAGCGCGACACCCGGCGTCAATCCGGTTGCATACTCGAACTTCGTGCCGATTTGGAACAGCGTCACCGGCTCGCCCGTCTTGGTGAAGCGGGCGGCGAAGCCCGCCAAGCGGGCCTTCTCATCGGCGGCGGTGCCGTCGGCAGGGTAGACCTTGCCATCCGAGCCTTTGATGTAGCAGGGGGTGACGGCTTGGGACGCCGATCCGATGTCTGCGCCCGCGACCAGCCCATCACTGATCTGTGGGGCGTACATGCCCGTCGAAGAATCCAAGCCCGCTACGGCGGAAACCGTTACCAGGGCCATGTGTGCCTCCTAGCCCACGGCTTGCCGCCTGGGCGACTTACTTGTAAATGCTCTCCGCGCGCTTGCGTGCGCGGTACTCTTCATCGGTGAGCGCTTGCGGCTGGCCCGCGCCGCGCCCATAGGCGTTGATGTTCGTGCTACCGCTTGCTGCGGCGGGCTTGATCGTGCCCGCGTTCGCCGCGAGCCAATCGAGCTGATCGACCAGGCTGAGCTTTTCGAGTAGTGTCTGGATACCGACCGGCAGATCGCGCGTCTGCACCTCAAGCAGGTTCTTGACGACCTTCTCATACGACTCGGCGAGCTGCGCGCGGGGCTTGAGTTCCTTGACCTCTTCCGCGCGGCGATTGGCCAGCTTCTGCCATTCGGCCTGCTCCTCAAGCTGCTTGGCTTCGAGTGCCTGCTGCGCTTCGCGCGCCTGCGCCTCGTTCTGGCGCTGCTGGCGGGCTAGGCGTTCCTTGAGAATAGTGTCGACCTGGGCCTGAGTGAACTTCGGCTCGTCCGCAGCGGTGGTATCGACCGCCACCGCATCCGTCTTACTCTGCGGGTCGACCTGCGCCGCCCCCGCGCCAGTGGATGCCCCACTGTCGGCCGTGAAAAAACCGCGTAGCATAGTCACTCCTACCCAGCGATTGCCGCTCGCTGTGGGCGTGAAAAGGGGGTAAACAAAAAGCACCCGCAAGCCGTAATTGGCTTGCGGGTGCTGACATCCGCGTTGTCGGTTATCTAGTCCCGACGAGCTTTAGTTGTTTCCTAGGTCTCTCCCCTAGGAAGTCACACCACTGTCATGTACCACTACGCCGGTACCGTTTGCTACCACGAAGGATAGCGAGGCACGTAGGACATGAGGGCGGTAGGTGTCACCGTGCCAGTAAGTATACCGCATATGTCAAGCCGGTGTCAAGCACCCATCCGCAGCCCTATCGCGCACTACCCGCGCCGGTCGCCAGAACGTCGCGCCCCCGCACGCACACCAGATCGTCTGCGGACGGCGAATGCTGGCGCGCTCGCTTAGGTAGAGCGCTTGCCCGTCCGTCTCGCCGAGGACGGCACGGCACGACCAGCAGTGGCAGGGAGTGCGGGTGGTGTGCGGCATTGGCTAGGGCTCCTATCGCGGTCGAATGGGGATGCCATATGGTTGCGGCATATCTTCCGCAAGCAGGTAGGCGACGAGATCGGGGTTCCGCCTGAGCATATCGAGCAGCGGACACGCGAGCGCCCGGATCGCCGCCTCGTCATCCTCATGGCTGCGCGTGCCGACGTGCCAGCAGCCATGCAACGCCTCGTGCAGTAGGGCGTAGCGTTTGTGCGCATCGTTCTGCTCTGGATTCAGGATGATCTGCCCCTTGGCGTACAGGATGCGTCCCCAGGTCGATTCGCCGGACTCCGCGCTGATGCTGTTGTGTTCGGCACGGTCATCCGTGACGGCGTACACCAGCGGGCCGATAGCGATCTGTGTCGGGAGGGCGCTCACTTCTTGCCCTTCTTCATCCACGGTGGCAGGCTCTTCGTCTTGCTGGTCTTCTTCTTGGATGCCATGGTGTCACTCCTTAAATCAAATACTGCACCCCGACACTATATGTGAAGCTCCCCGACGCGCTGTGCGTGATAGTGATGCGCCAGGTGCGCGGGATGTTCGCCGCAATGACGGCGGTAAATGAACCGTTGGCCGCCACCGCGGGATAGATCAGGTAGGTGCGCGTGCCCGTCGTCGCCAGGGCCGCGCCAGCGGCACCGAGGGCATAGGCTTTGCCCGATGCGGGGTCGATCCCGAAGCACGCCAGTGTGACGGTCTCTACCGTAGGAACCGCGGTAATGTCGAATGTCACAATGACGCCACGCGCGCCGGGATTGACTAGGTTGATTGTCTGCGTTGTCGTGCGGGCGGCCGAGGCCAGCGCGATCACATCGGCGTTGCCGTCGGCGTTCCCCAAGTCATCCACGATCTGAACCTGATAGTTCTTATCCGGTGCTGGCATTGATTAGCTCCTTGCCGTTCTGTTGCGGCATCTGCCCGTTCTGCGGCGCTACGCCTGGCTGCTGCTGCGCCTGCGCATCCTGCATTTGTTGCATGGACTCCTGACGACGTTGTTCGGCTTCGGCTTCCCACTTGGCTATTTGTGCCTCGGAATACCCTAATTCGCTCCAAATTTGACGCAAGGGCACACCAAGCGATTGCTTCTTGAGCGCCTGATCAAGCTCCTCCGACTCGTCTCTCGCTGATAATGGTTCCCATTGTGGGGTGATCTCTACTTCGGGATCGAGTGAAGGCGCGGTCCAAAAGGCGTTATGCAGCCTGCGGGCAACATTAAAAAGATCCTCAATAGCATTGCCGATCTCAGACTGACGCATCCTCGCTTTATTAAGTAAAGGTGTCTCTTGTTGTTTTTGAGTCCCCTCTGCGGCTAATTGTTTCGACGTAATGAAACGACTGACTGGTGTATCAGTAGTCATCGCCGCCCACTGAATCCAGTTATACACCTGCTCGGAGATGTTCGACAGGTCCGCGCCGGGAACGGCCACGGCTGACGCCCCGGTGCGCTCTGTGCCGACCCATGTGCCAGGGTCGATTGGTAGGGGATTGCCTTCGTCGTCAACCGGGCGCCACCCTAGGGCGATCATGATACGGAACGCTGTAAGATCCTCCGCCGCAAGAAGGTCGATGATGGTCTTGTTGATGGCGTTTTGCGGACCGACGGCCTCGCCGGCCTCGAACCCTGCCGTGCTACGGATGTGGACAACCGGGATGCCCAGGGGCATCCCCTCTCGATCAACCCACGCGATCGGCCAGCCCGGATCGCCCTCGTCCTGGACCGCCGACCACCCCCCATCGCCGCCCTCGTACTTCTCGATACGATCGGGGTAGTAGACCGTCAAGCGCTCGATCACGGCGCGCGACCCACCAGCATAGCTCACCGCCTGCCAGCGCTTCGCCACGAACTCTAGCCGTTGCTCCACGTCGTCGTTGTCATAAAAGGCGACACAGCCGAAGTTCGCATCGTCCGCCGCGGAGGCCGGTCCAAGGTAGCGCGGGTGCGGGATGAAGCGCGGGATCTGTGCCGTATCGTCCCACACCACGAGCACGAACGTCTCGCTATCGCGCAGCGCGGTCTCATAGATCCGCCGCTGCCGCGCGTCCATTCTATTCTTGCGCCAAATGAGGGAGGCCCACTCCGCGACCGGCTTGACCGTACCAGCGGCGGGCTGTCCGTTGGCGTCAAGCGCGACCGCGCCCTTCTCGTCTTTCAAGGGCGCCGTGCTACCCTGCTCGTCCGTCGTGAGGCCAGAGACAATCAGGCGCTCCACAACAGCATTGATGACGGTGACGAAGATATTCAGGCGTAGTCTTTTGAAGTCCTCCGTGGTAAGGCCGGTCACGCCACCGAGGTATTCCCGCATGCGCTCGGTGAGTCGAATAAACTGTCGGCCAGCCCAATAGTCACGCTGCTGCTGAATGTCTTGGATGTAGGCTGTGTCGCTCACAAGCCTATCGGCGATGCGGGCATTCACGGCAGCGTCAAGCTGGGCGGGATCGCGGCGGGTGAGCATTAGCGGGCCTCTTGCATACACGCATAGCCCTGGACAGCCCAAGGCTTGATCCAAATCTCTGCCGCTTGGTAAATACCCAGGAGGCGATTACTGAGGGTCTCATCACGAGTCGCGCGACCTCTACGGAAGAAGGAAACTTCAATAAAGCCTGTCAGTGATGAGATGGCAGCTACGTCGTCATAACGGACCGCGATGATGATCCGCTCAGCGCCGCGCTCGAATGCACGCTGACTGAGCGCCTGCAACCCCTCTGCCGTGATCGGTTCCTTTTCGATTCCGTCATCCAGGCGCTTAGTCGCGCCGGTCGTCGCAATCCGCTCAGTCTCCCCCGTCGCCGCAACGGTGCGACCACACTCAATGCAAAAGCGCGCCGCAGTCGGCAGTTCATCATTACAGGATGGGCAGCGGGTGAGCATCTACCGTCTCCTCTGTGCGGGCGCGGTGTACGACAGGCTAAAGCCGCGTGCAACCTCGGCTAGCATCAGCCCATAGCGCACCATATCATAGGCATCATCGCCCGCCTCGCCGGCCTCATCGCAATCGACCTTGAGCACGTCCTCGGGGCGGTTCGGGTCATGGATCATTGCGGGGATCTGCGCAATCGCCCGTACGCAGGTCGAAAAAGCACGGAACGTCGGCTGCTGCCCTGCGATGCCCAGCCGCTCAATGATCGCCGCCGCGCCGTTGATCCTGTCAATATCGGCGCGCTCCAACTCAATCCCATGATCACCGTACTGTTCTGCGATGGTCTTGCCCTGGCTATCACCCCGTTGAGAGAACACATCATGCCCAGCAACGATCGGGGCGGGCATGCGAACCCCGAGGCGCGCGATCAGACCATGGATCTCTCGCGCGTGCTGCGCGACTGTCCACTTGTGCTGGACATGCTCTCCGATGAGGTACACCACGCCCTCACTGCGGGTAAACAGGCCGAACGCCGTATTATGCGTAAAGCCATAGTCAAGCGCCCCCCAGCATGGCCAATCGCGCGGGATCGGGAAGGGCACAGCGGTATGGAGCGGGTCAGACCATGCGGTGAAAAACTGCCCCGCCGCGATCTCCCAATCCCCCGCCTCCATCTGCGCCGCAAGGGCGGGCTCGGTTTCGCGTAGGGAGGCTCTATACTCACCCTGGTCGATATACTGATTATCAGTGAGCTTGGCGAACACGAAAACGCGGCCGTCTTTCTCGTACACCGACGCGTGCTTATCCCACCCCTGGATAAAACGCCCCTTAACCCACTGGTGCCCAACGTTGCCGGGGTTCGAGGCGCTGCGCATCCGTAGCGGAACAGCGGCGAGCGCACCGACCGCCGGCTTGCGCAGTCGCGTAAATAGGTAGGTGTACTGCGTTTTGCTGAACTGAGTCAGCTCATCAAAGGCAACATACTGGAACTCTGCCGACTGGTAGCGGTACTTATGCGTCTCCTGTTCGAGGTAGCCGAAGGTCAGCGTGGCCCCACTCGGGAACGTCCAGGTCTTCTCCTGCGCGTTCCAGTGCGCGTCCGTTCCCGATAGCCACTCCCTAGCACGATCGAGCAACGCGCCGGGGAGGGAGAGATCGGCATAGGTACGCCGCAAGATCAGCGCAGCATAGCCCGGTACGTGGGCGTACTGCAAGGCCGCCATGAGCAGGGCGTCGGACTTCCCACCGCCCGCTGCCCCGCCGTAGAAGGCTTCGCGCACGTCAAGCGCAAGAAAAGCCCGCTGCCGATCGGTCGGCACATGGTTATTCCAGTAGCGCTCCGGCACCCCCGCCCGCGCCGGCTGGGCGCGCTGCCTAGCCGCGCTTGCGCGGGCGCGCTCACGCTCAACTTGTTCGGTGCTTACGGAGTACGTCATCAAGGCTGATTTTACCGTCTATGAAGGCGTCGCGCACGTCGGGTGGCACCTGATCCCAATCAACCTGCACATTCGTGTTGACCGTGTTTGTCCTGCGATCGCCCACTTCTTTCGCAATGTCATCAAGCACGCCACGGTATTGCTGTACTTCCGCCGTATTGAACTCCTCGTATTCGACCTCTTTCGAGAGCAACCCCGATCCGATCATCTTCACCTGATCGGTCCAGAGGAAGCCGCCGAAAATGTCTCCTTCCATCAGCGCGGCAAGCTGCTGCAACTTACGCACGCGCTCGGCTTTGAGCGCTAGGCCAGCTGTGAGGGCGTCGTGCTCCGCATCGGCCGCAATCGCCTTGATATTCACCGCGCGGTGCCTCCGATACCAATCGACCAGCTGGCGCGACACCTCGAACGGCGGTGCCTCACGTGCCGCGCGTGCGTTGATTTCGTCGGTTTGCAGCCCTTCGGAGATCCATTCGAGGAGCTTCGTTTTTTGGTTCTTCTTCAACCGCATCAGAGTCAAGTTCCGTCAAGTTTTCGGGTTTTTCCACCACCACGACCACCGCCGCGAAGATCGTTGCTGGCCTACGTACCATCAGATCGAGCATGGCATTCGCTGCCTGAACAGAAGCTTCCTCAATATCCACTTTCAGCCGAGCGCCCCCATCCGGATGTCGCGCGTAGGCCGACGCCATGCGCGGGATGGTGAACAGAAGGTCGAAGGTCAAAGGCACGTCGCTCATCGTCCCTCCCGGTCGAATGGGCGCGCTTCTGGGGTGTAGTCTGCCGACGGCAGGCAGTCGGCGCTGAACTTGCAGATGTTGTGCAAACACACCTGATGCCCACGCCGCTCGACCTCGGCGAGGATGAGAGCCCAATCGATCGTCCTGAGCAGCGCACGGTGGGCAGTGGCAAGGACAGCGGCGGGCAGCGCTTGCCAGGCGACACCAAGCAACGTTTGCACATCCTCATCAACAATAAGATCATGCAGCGCCTCGCGCGCCTCCGCCGTAGTGAGGTCGTGGCATACCGCGATACCTGCCACAGTAGCGATCATGTCAATAATATCAACTGCTACTCCTACCGGGGTACGGCAGTCGGTCGCCACTCTTGCCGGCATATCCGCCAGCATGGCGCGGCGGGTGCGTTCGGCGTCGTTCATGGCTAGCGCGCCCCCGGCACGCCCAGCGCCGCCGCGACGACGAAGCAGAGCAGCAGCGTGACTGACAGCCCGACGATGCGCGCGACCACGCCCCAGCGCGGCGAGAGCCAGGTTTCGATACCGACGCCAATAGCGACCGCGCCGACAATCACGAGGATGAAGACAATCCAGATCAACAACGGTGTCATACGATCCCCCGATCACTCACTTGAGCACCCACACCTCAACTTGACATTCAACCGCGCGGCCCCGCCAGCCCGGCGGGCATACCCACGAATCCTCGTAGGCCAGTTCAACAATGACGTTGCGCTGGACCAGGTTGCGCTTGTCTTTTCCTGGTCGCGGCAAATCCACCACCAGCGCGTCCATCTCGCCGCCCGGTCCCTTGATATGCAGCCTGAGCCTCCCCATATCTCCATCTCTGGCGAACGTGTAGCTCACCATGTGCCGCACGGGCGCGATGTGGCGATGGTTCGCCGTCTCATCCATCTTGCGCGGCCGGTAGCGAACAGCGTACCCCGTGTGATCGGGCACCGCCCGCATCGCCGTGTAGCCGTGCGGTCCAGCGCCCAGCGCAAACACCAGCGCGGCGGTGGCGATGAGGCCGGTCAACGGCGACGCCTCCGCAGCAGCGACACCACGATCAGGATCAGCATCACCAGGATGAGCATGGCCAGTACAGGCATCATAGCCCCGTCCCATGCCGACCAGACTCCCGCCGCTCCACAATCTCGCCCGGCGCGATCGGCGTGAAGTAGCCCACAAGCGCGCCCACGAGCGTCGTTATCAGTACGGCACCTTCAGCGTCGATTGACACCGACGTGAAGCTGTGCAAGGCCCAGAAAACCACCGCGAGCGCCATGCCTGAGAGGGCCGTAAGCGAAACCTTATTGATTGGAGCGGAAGACTTTGGAGTCAAGAGAACCCCCTAGCGAGTTAAAAAAACCACAATGGCGAGAATGCCACCGATCAGGACTACGGCGCTCGTCAGGATGGCCCAGCCTGCCTGGAGGCCCGCCCCCCGGCCTGCTCCCTGGCTCTGCGAGTTCGTTAGCGCCTTCACCTCGGCGACCAGCTGCGCGTAGATCGGGTCGGAGTACGCCTCACGCCCCTTGCCCTCATAGCTCGATTTTTCCAGTAGGGCCAGGCGGTCGCTCAACTGCCCCGTCACCTGGGCGAACTGCTGTGCGGCCGTGCTGGCCGTCGTCGCCACAAGAGCGCGCAGCGTCTCTGCCGATGCCGACACCTGGTTGGCCAACACCTGCGCCTGGGCAGCGGCACGCTCGTTTGCCACGGAAACCGCATTGACATCCACGACCCTGATCGCATCAATCCGCTTCGCCTCCGCCTCGCGCAACGCCCGCTCGTAGCTCTGCCGGAGTTCCATCTGCTCATCAACACGGCGTTGCTCTGCGGCGATCTTCTCATCGACACGGCGCTGCTCTGCGGCTGCTAAGAGGCGAGACGACTCGACCAACAGTGAGACCCGCCGAATCTCCGCATCACGCAGGTCGTCCACCCGGATGATAGCCGCCCGGAGCAGGTTCTGCACATTTATGGTGGGATCGAGCGGCGGGACATGCTCGTCCGGTGGCGTATCGAGCACGATATTCTGGGCCTTCCCCTCTACTTTGCTGCCATCCGACATGCTCGCCCCACTCACGCGCCCGCCTGGCGCCGCTACTCCCCATTCACCCGGCGCGGCTTGCTGGGCGACGACCTCGCTGGCACCCGCTGGACCCCCATCAGCGCGAGGTCGGCCAGCAGCTGATTGAACGCCCGCAAGATTTCGTTGACATGCTGGTCAAAGCGCGCCTGGCTCTGCTCAAATCGATACATCCGGCTATCCAATTGCGCGTAGTGCGCGTGCATCAGCAAATACAATTCCCGATTGGTGTTATCCACGACGGCAACACCGAGGTTAATCAGCTTCTGCTTAATCCGCTCGATCTCGTTCAGGATCTGCGGCGCGGTATCGTCGCCGGAGCGCGCCTGCTGAAGTTCGAGCTGCTTGAGCCGCCCTTGATGCGCCGCGATCAGCTGGGCGAGATCCTCATGTTCGAGCGCGCTCATGGCGGCGTCTGCTCAAGCGCGGCGATGCGTGTGTCCAGCGGCCCGAGCACGGCGCCGATCTGGCCTTGGAGCCGGTTGACCAGCTCCTGGTAAATATCGCCCTCGATTGCGACCAGTTCGTGATAGAGCGCCAGGCGACGATCCAGCAGGCGCGTAAGCGAATCACCGAGTCTGACGTCGCGTGCTTCATCTGGTGTTACAATAGTTGACATCGTATGTGCCGCCCCTAACGGCCATGCGATCGGCGGGGCGCCCGTGGCCCCGCTCGGCCCCTTCCCCTAGCGCGTGTGTGCCACCGCGCGCTGCTCACGCTCCACGCGCCACGCCTCCATCTGATCGTGTTGCGCCTGGGCCGCTCGCATGACATCGCGCGGTGCCCCAAAATACCAAATATCCGCGCCACCAGGCGTGCTGTCATGCGAGCGGTAGGCATACCAGCGCATGCGTGCCGGCGTGCCGGTAAAATCGTAGTGGAGACAGTACCACCCCTGACGCCGACGTGACCACCAACCAAGGCCGAATGGCTGACAGAGAAGCCGGCCGCCAAAGAAGGTCATCGGGCACATGGAGTGATAGATCGCAAACGGGCGCGACCGATGCCCACGCGCACGCAGCGCCAGGCGCACCGCATGCCGGGCATGCCAGCGATAGGAGTAGCCCGCCGCGGTCCAGTGCGGCATACGCCAGCCGCCGAAAGATACAAGCCAACTGAGCATGCGGCCCAATAGCGGTACGCGGTCACGATACCAATATTCCCCGTTGTAGCGGTAGCGTCCCATGTTGTATCTCCTACCCTCCCACCGCGCGCTCGCGCAGTGCTGGCGGCTCCGCCCGACGCTCCCGCTGTGCGGCGATCGCGGCAATCCTGCGAAGCCGTGCGCGTGCCGTCCTAAGGTCGCCCTGCAACACTGCAATACGGGCATCCCTTCGACTCAACATGTCCTCCATCTGCCGGATGCGCCGCAGCCCCGCCTCGATCGCCAGCCGGCGCCGCTCGGCCAGCCCCTCCAGATTGAGGATGCGTAGGGCGAGCTCGGCATTCGAGTTCAAGACGCCTTCCGCCATTGCCGGCCGCGCCACGCTGCGCGAGCGGCCGTGTTACGGTAGGCTCGTAAATGAGCGTCGGTCATCGGCGGTACTACTCCGAAATGATTTTATATAGGACCGTCGGGCTATTCCCAAAACGGACTACCTAGGCTATACTACAACTAGGCCGATAAGGGACTAGTAAGGACAAGACGATGAACGCCACTATCATCACCACCGACTTGAGCTTCCAGGATATGGACGACATGGAGCGACTGTTCGGCGATTGCCGCGACCACGCAGTCAACCGGGCCGTTGACCAATACGTAGGCTTCGGTGCCCGCACGGGCGACCCGATCACCATCTACAACGTCTCGGACCTAGCCGCGATCGAGCAGTTCGCCGCTGCGCGCGGCTGGCAGGTACAGGCAGGATGAACGACCGCATCGATCGCGTTCTTGCTGCGCTGCCGAGCTTGCTCTTTTCCGACGACCATCTCGGTGCGCGTGCCCTCTTGGAGGAGTTGTACGACGCCGGCGCGGACGACCTTCTGGCCGACCTCTGCGGCGCGGAGCAGGCCGCCGCGCGCTGGGGTGTCACCGAGCGCCGCGCCAGGGCGCACATCGCCCGGCTCCACGAGAAGTACGGAGTTGGGCGCCAGTTCGGCGGCACGTGGCTGCTACGCAGACAAGACATTGACGAACACCTACCTAATGCGAAATACCAAGTAAAGGAGTAATTTGTGTTTTTGGGCACAGGGGCAACCGGCGCACGTTCCGAACTGATTATCTGCGCCGATCTCATCCGTCTCGGGTACGAGGTATTCCGTGCTGTCAGTCCACAATGCTCCTGCGATCTTATGATCCTACGCAAGGGCATTGCCGAGCGCGTCGAGGTACGGACAGGTCGGCGAACACGAGCCGGCGTAGCATACCCACCGCGTTCGCGTGCCGATATTATGGCTGTTGTCGCGCGTGAGGATGACAGCATATGGTACATCGATCCCAAAACAAACCTACCGCTTAACATGTAATCAAGTAGCGCGCTTCGCCGCGCTGACACGGCCGAGCCATCGGCCACGAAAGGACAAAACCATGAACCATGAACCGATCATCACCGGAACCGCTACCGA